AGTCTCCCTGCTTGTCGTTATCCACCAGTAAAACCTTATATCCACGTGTGGTAAGGATATAGGCAATGTTAATGCTAGATGTGGTCTTGGCCACGCCGCCTTTCAGATTAATGATTGCTATTGTTCTCATACATAGTTCCCCTTTTTTCTTTATTTTTTAAGAATATATTCCATGTCTCTTTCTTGATGCTCTGTCAGCGCGGAGCATCCATTCCGGCTTTCCTTCTTCCGGTTCGCTGTCATACAGTATTTCGCCTCCTTCATCTCTGTAATATCTGTATCTCACTCCATTACGGACAATCATCCCTAGAAACTCCATTGTCATTGGATTCTGCTCTGGTCGCAGACTCCAGGCCTTGCCCCATAATTCTTCCACATTCATTCTTCTTCATCATCTCCTGTAACCACGTGGAATAACTGTGTTTCTCAAATCGCGCGGTCATTTTGTGTGCTTCTGGAAAAGCATGGATCAGACGATAGACCTGCTCCCATTCGGCAGCATTCTTGATCAGTTCACCTTTTGAATCTCGCCAGCCTTCTCCTGCCATCTCTTCCAGTTTCAGAAGCCTGCTCGCTACGTAGCTATCCTGTGTATGTACACAGATTTCTGAGGAAACATTCATCCTGGAAAGAGCCTCGATAAGTGCCATAAGGACAGACTGGTGGTATGTCCCATTCGAGATTCCGAAGTTTTCCTTTGTCTTTTCCTCGTTTCCAACCATAGTAGAGAGGACATATCCGCATTTTCTTTCTCGTTTTCCCTGGAATGTACTGTCAGTTTCCAGGTAGATATCTACTTTCCACATGTTTTATTCCCTCTTCTTAATCTTGATCAGCGTGTAATGGCGGTAAGCATAATGAGTTATCGGATTTATGCCGACTTCGATGCTTTCCGGATCCACGTAGTATCCTTTCGGTGCTTTTGGCATCCTTGGTTTTCCATCAAGGTCAACCAAACTTCTTCTTTTAATCTCGTCAACTTCAGGATCCTTGCGGATAAGGTTTCTGGATGGATGATATCGTTTAACCTCGTCTGGTTCCCATTCTTCCAGGGGCTTCGTGAGGTATTCTGCAAGCTGCTTATATCCACCCTCGCTGTAAGTAGTGCGGAAATTAACATGTCCGTGTCCCCACTGTTGTTCCCAGAGATCTGTGATTATCAGATCTGTAGCTGTTTTTTCATTGGATTCACGATTGAGCAGGATGTGGATGTGTCTGCCACCTCTGGATCCGATTGCAAGACGGTATATGTACTTTAAGGTCCATCCCTGTTTTTTATATTTTTCTCGCATCTTTCTGACCAGTTTTCCGGCATGGTCCTTCATTTCTTCCCACGTCGGTCTGTAATCTTTCGGATATGTAAGAGTGATCCAGTAGTCCCTCTCACGGAAATTCCACTTGATCAACCTCCTGACATCCCTTTCCCGTTTCCACTGATTATGTTTTTTTATCTCTTCCGGAGTGGCTTTCCTCTTCTTCTCTCTGGTCTGTCCTCTGGCTCCATACTTCCCAGTGTGTTTTTCTTCAATCTCTACTGTGTCACCACAGTCCCATCTCTGCCTTATGTATCCGCATAGTACCTTGTATCTCATAAGCACCTCGTCGTAACTCTAATACGCTTAATCGAGCTCCCAAGAGGTACTTGATACCTCTGTAGCTCTCAAAAAAGGTCAAAAATATAGCAGGTGGTCCCTGCCTGCATCTTGACTTTCAGGCGCTGTATGATATACTAAATATAGTTGTTATTTCATACAGCACCATTTAATTACCGAACCTTTACAGTTGCCGCTGTGGGGTTCTTTTTCTTTGTCTTCTTATCCTCCAACCACAGGATTATTCCAAATGCAATTCCCGTGATCGTAAAAACGCTGATCAGAAGCTCTATTCCGGAATCCCATTGCCATACCGGAAGGATTGCCACAACAATCCCTATAATCAGGGAAATGTTAAGTTCTCTCGCCATCATTCTCACCTCCCTCCTATGCAGTTTTACTTCTGAGTTGTTCCACCAGCGGACGTAATATTTCCAGTTCGCAGTGGATCTTTTCCGTCTCAGAAGCATACTCCGGTTTCCAGTCGACTCCACTATGTGTAAGAATGTACGTTCTTCTGTGTACCAGATCTATGTATCTGCTGACTTGTTTTTCTGTCATATCTCTCCCTCCATCGTGTAGGATCCTCCATAATCTTCTTTCCGGAGTTCTGCTATCTCCGCGGCTCCCGATCGGGCGCCGTAGCAGGAGCCGATTGTTCCGTCAGAGAATCTTATGATCCATATCTTTCTCCTGCTTGTCCCCCCTGCCGCCCTTATCCGGCAGCTCTCTTCTCATAGTTCATTGCCTGCAATGCGTTTTCCACACGTTCTCGGATAATCTCAGATGCTTTTGCACCTGATACCTCCTCTTTTACACCATTAACCTGTATTCTGGTAATAAACTCTATCTTCTTCACGGCCTCACCTCCCTGTGATATGGTATGAAATTCTTATGATTATGGTTACTTATCAAGTTTTCTCGATATCTGTCGAATCATCTTGTGCATATTGTTTTTTATGTTCTCAGCTCTTATACTTTATTCACAGGGCACTGCCATGCCTGAGTCTAAAGAAAGGAGGTATGATCCATGGGTGTTAATGAATCTGCAAAATATCAGCTTGCAAAAACATTTACAGAACTCGCTATTCAGAACGACTTAATTGATAAGCGTGCGACTGCAACTGCAACAGCTGAAGAAGTTACAAATTTCTTTAATACGATTGTAAAAACAATCAACAAACCCACAGAAGAATAATTAATTAACTTCAAGCCCAGCCCTGGCGGATATCAGTTTCGCCAGGGCTTCTACCATGTGCGAAATGTTTTTATCCTCATCAAAAGAATCTTCTTTAATTTTTTCCTGGATTCTATTACATACAGCCACGATAGTCTCATCGACCTTGTCTTTCACCCTCACTCTCTCACCCCCTTACGCTGATTCCTTGTTGTCTGAATCGGTTGCAAACAGCATTGACTTTTCATATTCGTTCTCCTATCCTTGTTTTACAGGGCACTGCCATGCCTGAATACTCACCTAGGAGGTTTTTATGAATGACAAACAAAAAAAACAACCCTTTCTTAACTCCAGAAATGAAGAACCTAATAGATTCTTTAAATAAAATTACAGATTCTTATTCTGGATATTTCCAAACTATTTTTCACTCTGATCTAATGAATTATCAAATAGCTCAGTTACAGGAAGAAATAGTAAAACCCTATAGACAACTTTTTCGGTTATACACACCCACCATGGTTGCGTCATTGACTGAATCACTCTCCAAAATGTCTGAAATTATGACTGCTACTGTTCGGGAAAATATAACTACTGGTGTATATAACAATTTAAATGAGTCTTTAAAGCAATCATTGTCTCTTCTGGAACTTCAAAACCAATTTTTGAGTGTGCCTCCTGAATTACTTTTCCATTCAGATTTCTCCAATTACTCAAAAGATCTCGGTGGATTATCAGAAGACGATTTTGTAATTGTTGACGACACTACTGTTAAAACTTATGAGCTACCCGATTCTGTATATATTCCTATTGGTAACAGCAGAATAAAAATGCCTACAGCTTTCTTGCTGGAACTCATCGGTTTTATCGTTACCACAATTCTTTCAATTTCCATTGCCATTGCTCAATCTGCTTCATCAAAAGAAGATCAAAACGATTTGATACGCATAGAAGAATCTCAGCTTGAACTACAGCGCTCTCAAAATGAAATGTTACAGCAGCTACTGCACAATATAGATGCCTCATCCTCTAGCAAAGCCGAAACGATCAAAGAATTGAAAGAAACTGTCGAAGAGCTGAATAAACAGTATTCACAGACTCAAGACACATGCTCACCTGTTGAAGCAGGTAATGATAATTCTGAATCAAACGAAGACACTGACATCCAAAAATAACGGTAAACACAATCGTTGATATCTGCGTAAGCATTAAACTGGTTTTTAACCTGCATATTTGCCTACGCAGATTTTCAATTTCTTCTTTTTCTCCCATCTCTCTCACCTCCTTACGCTGATTCCTTCTGA